CGGATCGGTTGATATCGCACGAATGACCGCTCAGAGAAGGGACAGGGAGAGTGGTTTGAGCAGACGCTGGCTGACAACCCGAATCTGCCGATGAAGTGAAAATGCGTATATCGGCACCAGGGATTTATCAAAAACGACGATGAAACCTTCAATAAAATCACTGGATAAGTACCTTACTCCTGACAGCAGGGACGCTTCTGAACTGGGATGCCGCCCTACAGCAGAATCGTGAGCGGCATCCCAGGCTGGTGATACCCGGGAGAATACCAGCGCCTGGGATAAGTTTCAGTTACCCGTGGCTGGTGTGTCTGAACCGTCGGACAACGGGGGCATGGCAGCGCCAGCGATCCGGGCAGGTACTCGCTACATCCGCAAGGAGACCTGATGTATCGGGTGATCCGGCGCGGGCAACCAGTGATGCCGGATACTGGACGCGCTGCTGCAGAGGATAGACAGCCTGGATAAACAGCCATCCCGGCAGATCACCGACAACCGGAAATTTGAGTACCGGTTCGAAATCAATGCAGCGCCGGGCCAGGATGAGAAAGCCATTGCGGATGAGGTGTCAGCCGTAACCAAAAATAATTCTGCATTTAACGGTGATAACAGCCTGACTGATGGAGGGCTTATCTGGTGAGTGAAATCATTCCATTGATTGAAGAATCCGGTCAGCGGCAGGCGGGCGCGCAGCGCGGCGCCGGCAGGCCAGTGTCATGATGATGCTGGGGGATTTTGCCTTTTCGATTGATACCACCGCATATAACCAGCTTACACGCGAAGCCAGCTGGCGGTGGAGTGAGCAGGAACGGATTGGGAACCAGGATCTGCTCCAGTACACCGGCAAGCCCGGACGGACTGTAAAACTTGAAGGACAGGCACACGCTTTTTTTCGAAAAGGCGTGGATGCGGTAAATGACCTTTTTGATCTTGCTGACATGGCCAGACCCCAGCAACTGGTCAGCGGTGAAGGGGATGTGCTCGGGTGGTGGGTAGTGACTGACTTTTCGGATACAACGAACCGCTTTCTGCCCGGTGGGGGCCATCGTAATAAAAACTGGACCATGACGTTAAAACATTATGCCGACGATATATCAAACCCGTGACGGTGACGTCCTGGATGCCATTTGCGCTTTGCATTATGGCACTGAAAACCTCTCTTATTCAGTAACACAGGTTCTGGAGGCAAATCAGGGCTGGCGGATTACGGGCGGTTTACCCTTCGGCCTGCTTATCACCCTGCCTGATCTGGCGCTGCCCGTTGAGGATTCGCCTTTTAGTTTTGTGGGATTAATATGGCTAATCAGATTACATCGCCTGAATATGCTCCGGCATTCAGTATTTAAGGCAGAAGGAAGGGATATTACCCACGCGCTGCAGCAGAGTCTGGCGGAGCTGACGCTGACGGATTATGGTGGCGCAACCGCGAAAGCCGATGAGCTGAAAATTACATTACTGTCTGAAACGCTGGCCCTCCCGACGAAAGGGGGCCAGGCTGCAGGCGCGCTGGGTTTTAACAATCATCTGGTGGACAAGCTGTTTGTTGTCAGCGGTGTCGCCAGCAGTGGGCCGCCAAGACGAATCGAGATTTATGCAACCGCTGCGCCGATGAATGCGCAGAAGCAACCGGTGATGTGACAGGCCAGAAAACGCGAGCTGGGATAATCTGCGCCTGGCCGATCTTGTCAAAACGGTTGCGAGGGATAATGGCCTTATCCCGAAAGTTGCCGCGGGCTTGCTGATATACATATTGATCATATTGAATCAGGTTGCTGAATCCGACGCGAATCTGCTGTCCCGTCTCGCCCGTACTTACAATGCGGTGAGTAAACCGTCTGGCGGTTACTGGCTTTTTTTACAGCAGGGGACAACAGCTACGGTTTCCGGGAAACAAACCGGAGGGATCACTGTCACACCGGATGAAGTGTCGAACTGGTCCTACAGTGAAGGACAGCGCGGCAGCTCCACGGGAAAAGCCACCGGCAGCGGGGAAAGGCTGAAAAGAAAATAGGTGTTCGTTACTACGACGAAGCGGATGGAAAAACAAAAACAGTCTCCGTTGAACATGACGGCCCGGCAATGACTAACCCGTATACCCAGGCAGAGAAGAACACCGCCGAACAGCAGGCAAAAGCCAGAAAGACACAGGCCGGGCGGAATGAACAGAAAATGACGGTGACAGGCCCCTGCCGACCGAAGCATGTTCCGCTAACTGCCGAAGCCGGAGTGACGACATCCGGCTTTGGTTCCCGCGAAGATCGCAACTGGGTTGTTGAATCACTCGTTTTTTCACTGACGCCCGCAGGGTTCAGTTACACGTATAACCTGGTCGTTGATATTCGCAGGCCCGCAAAATCTGCGAAAAAATCCGGCAAAGATAAGAACGGCCCGGATTATTTCGGTTAACCCTCCCGCCGCCAGGCGGTTCCATAACGGAATTTAATCATGAACGGTGTAAACAACCGGACAGGAAAACGCCTGTCCGGCGCTGATCATTTGCGCCAGTCCGTCAGCGACATACTGACCACTCCCGTCGGAAGCCGCGTTCTGGTACGAGACTACGGCAGCGATCTCTTTTCGCTGGTGGATAACCCCCGGGATGACCTGACGCGTCTGCGGATAATTGCTGCATCAGCGACAGCGCTGGCCCGCTGGGAAACCAGACTGAAGGTGACGCGCGTACTTGTCTCTTTTCCTGAAGGTGAGTCCGGCTTTGTGCTGGATATCGAGGGGATCAACAAGGAAACCAATTTACCGATGAGCACCGGAGGCATACCTATTTATGGCAAGCAGCTATGACGTGATCAACCTGTCCGAACTGGCCGTACCGGATGCCATTGTGGTGCCGGATGCCTCGGAGATTTTTTCCCGCTGGCTGGCGCGACTGCGGGAGCTGGACAGTGAGTTTGATGCGCTGGTGGAGTCTGATCCGGCATACAAACAGGGAGAGGTGACAGCCTACCAGTTAACGCTGGCTTTTCAGCGTGTCAATGACGCAGTCCGGGCAGTATTCCTGGCCAGCGCAAAAAAAGACGATCTTGATCAACTCGGCGCGGCATTCAATGTTAAACGGCTTGTTATTGATCCTGGTGATCCGAATGCCGTTCCTCCCGTGGATCCGGTTCTGGAGGATGACAATGCCTTTCGTGAGCGTATCCAGCTTTCCTGGGCGCAGCTTAACACTGCCGGCGCGCGAAACGCTTACCGCTTTCATGCCAAATCAGCGGACACCGATGTGCTGGACGCGGATGCCTACGGGCCGGATACCCACAACCGTCCCGGTGAAGTGGATGTGTACGTTCTGTCGCGAACAGGAGACGGCACGGCGGGGGAAACATTGCTGGATGCTGTCAGGAGCAATCTGAGCGCTGATGAAGTCGGCCGCTGACTGACTTTGTGACCGTTAAAAGTGCGGAGATCGTCAGGTATGCAGTGACTGCCGAACTTGAAATACCGGACGGCCCTGACGCGCAGACTGTTTTGAAGAATGCGACTGATGTTTTGCGGGCCTACACCATCCTTTCTCACCGAATAAAAGCCGTCGTCCCGCTTTCAGCAATCTATGCCGCGCTGCAACAGTCCGGTGTTGTCAGGGTGAAACTGATTTCCCCGGTCGCAGATCTGGAGGCTGAAGCCGGTAAGGCACCGTGGTGTACCGCGATTAACGTTACGCGAGAAGAGGGAAACGGCAATGGCTGATAAATTTCGTTCCCTGCTGCCGCCTGGCGCCTTCAGGGAAGAAAGAGCACAGGAACAGGCCACAACGGAACAGATTGCTGCGCTGGATACCGACATGGTGCGCAAGGTAAAGAATGCTGACGACTGTCCGGCGCATCTTCTTCCGTGGCTTGCGTGGGAAAGTGCCGTTGATTTCTGGGATGACAGCTGGACGGAGGCGCAGAAACGCCAGGTGATAAAAGACGCTCCCTACGTTCACCAGCACAGGGGAACAGCGGGAGCGGTTCGCCGCTCGCTGGGCGCCATAAATCTCCCGACCACGGTTGTGGAGTGGTGGAGGATACACCGCGCGCGGCACCGTACACGTTCAGGGTTGAAGTTCACAGCAATCAGGGGGTGAGCGATGCCCTTTATTACCAGATCCGGCAACTGACGGACCGGGCAAAAAACCTGCGCAGCTACCTGAGCAGGATTGATGTGATCGCAAATATAGGTATGGATGGTTCGTTTTATATTTCGGGTGCGACGACAGCACATATCGATGTAGATATTTTTGCCGAGGAAACACATGGCTGATTACTATTCTGTTATCACAAACCGTGGTAAAGAGCTGGAAGCGGAAGCGCTGGCCAGCGGCACTGTTATCGTTCTGTCCTGGTTTGTGGTGGGTGACGGCAACGGCAAACTGGTTAAGCCCAACCCGGCGCAAACCCGGCTGGTGAATGAAACATACCGGGGCAGTATTGCAGAACTGGTTGTTTCTCCCGAACAGTCAAACCAGTTAATGGCTAAAATTGTGCTGCCAACGGACGCAGGAGGCTTTACTGTCCGGGAAGTGGGGCTGCTGACTGATGCCGGTGAGCTTTATGCTGTGGCGAACTGCCCGACGATCGATAAGCCGGTAGGTGGCGTCAGTGTGAACATGCAGTTTCGCCTAGCTGTATCCGACACATCAAATATCACTTTAGAGGTTGCGACGGGAGACGGGCTGTTTCTGCGCATTGACCAGAACCTGAAAGAAATTAAAGCGCGGGGGCAGCAGCACAGAAGGCGTCACGGGAATCGATCGGCGTTGTTGATGCGACGACAAAACAAAAAGGGCTTGTCCAGCTTAACAGCGCGACGAACAGCACCAGCGAGACTCAGGCAGCAACTCCGGCCGCAGTAAAAGCGGCGAATGATAATGCTAATGGTCGCGTTCCAGTCGAAGTTCGCGGGGTTATTCGCGATGGTCAGACAATGGCTTCAGCTAATGAAACAGGGTGGTATCGTGTTGCAGTTGTAAATACGGCTACTGTTTCTGACTTTCCTAAATACCCGAATGGAAACTACTTATACGGCTATGGTTATGTATTTGTTGTCGTTTCTGAAAATACATGGCTTCAGCATTATTATGCCCATCATGGTGAGGTAGCTTATCGCCAGGATTGGAACGCGGGGCCAACAGTCACCGTTGGGTGGGACATTGATTATAACACTGCTAACAAACCAGTTGAATCGTATCCAGTTGGTGCCCCCATCCCTTGGCCGTCAGACGTGACTCCTGCAGGTTATGCGTTAATGCAGGGGCAAACGTTTGATAAGAATGCGTATCCGTTGCTTGGGGCTGCGTATCCATCAGGCGTTATTCCCGATATGCGCGGGCAAACCATCAAGGGTAAACCTGCCAGTGGTCGTGCAGTGCTGTCCCTTGAGCAAGATGGTATTAAGTCGCATAACCACCCCGCATCTGCTGCAAATACTGATCTCGGGACAAAAGCAACAACGTCATTCGATTACGGTACTAAAACATCGTCGTCTTTTGACTATGGTACGAAAACTACCAACAGTACAGGGGCGCACACCCATACATTCAAAGGTCCAAAATTTGAATGGAAAACCGCGCCTGCTAATGGTGCCTGGGAAATGGGCATTAATACTGACACTACAACGACATCTTCTTCTGGAGCTCATTCCCATACAGTAGGTATCGGTGCCCACTCTCATACAGTAGGCATCGGTGCTCACTCTCATAACGTTACTCTGGGCGCGCATAGCCACGCAATTACAGTTTCCGCAACAGGTAACGCAGAAAACACGGTAAAAAACATCGCATTTAACCACATCGTGAGGCTTGCATAATGGCGTTTAAAATGGCTGGTTCAGACCGGATTATTACCATCTATAACCTTTCCGCAGATACAAACGAATTTACCGGTAAAGGTGATGGCTTCATCCCGGCGCATACGGGTTTACCTGCATATTGCACTAATATTGCCCCGCCTGATGTGCCGGATGGCTTCGTTGCCGTGTTCGACGATCAAACAGGTAAATGGGGGCTTGTCGAAGACCACCGAGGAAAAACCGTTTACGACATCCACACAGGGCAGGCCATCGCAATTAACAAGCTGGGCAATCTGCCTGATGGTGTTGTTTCAGTTGCCCCGGATGGCTCGTATGTTAAGTGGGATGGTAAAGCATGGGTGCATGATGCAGAGGCAGAAAAACTGGCACTGGTAGCTCAGGCTACACAGCAGAAAGAGAGCCTTCTGGCTCTGGCATCATCAAAAATTGCACCTTTACAGGATGCTGTTGATCTTGGTATCGCAACAGAAGAAGAATCTGCTCTTTTGGTTGAGTGGAAAAAGTATCGCGTATTAATTAATCGCATCATTCCAGATGACGCACCGGATATTAAGTGGCATGAACAACCAGCCTGATGAGATATTGGCGCACGGGGTCATTATGCGTTTTGGGCTTGGGGATATGTCGGATACTGTTAGAAAAGCTGCCAATCATAGGCAGCGCGTTTTTATGATTTTTCCCTATAAGTTCTAAACTTATATTTGATTTTTTTTATAAGGCAATATTCTCGAATAAAAAAGAATTTAATTTTCTTGCTCGTTTTTTGTGTGCTTAGAAATGGATTGATCGCTTTCTTTATATCGTGAATTTGATCTTTGTTAAAGGAGCAATAGCCATGAACACTTGAACTTATTCTTCTTGCCAGACTAAATGTCAAGTGGACAGAGGGGGCTATAGTTTCAATCTCGCCCTTACATTTTGTGTTAAGTAATTCGTTAAAAACCCCCAAAGCGTATACTATGTCATCGATATCACCTTTCTTTGGGGTGTTAGTTATACTTTCCTGTCTGACTCGATATAAAACAAGCGCATCGGTCATGCGTTTGACCCTTTTTGATGAAAGATATGTCTTTGGTATTAGGGCTATATCTTCGTAATGTCTGCCAACTGGAAATCGCAATGTATCGAATAGAAACCTTTTGTAAACTCTGGCCCAAGGGAACCATTCGCTTTTTAAAAATGTTTCTCGCAAGTCACTTACTGAATTTATTGTTAAAAGTTCGTTTGCTGATACGATTGATACAGGTGTTATTTTTTCCTTACATCCATCGTAAAATCTGTTCGCGTTAAACTCAACTAAATCAACATCATTGAGTTCTAGTGTCGGTCTGATTTTTTCCCAGAAGGATGAGTCCCAAAGGTCATCTCCGTCCAGAAATGCCAAATATTTCCCGGAGGATGCGTCGATACCTGTGTTTCTGGCAGCGGATACCCCTTGGTTTATTTGAGTGATTAATTTAATAGTGTTCTTTTTGCTTTTGTTTATAAATAGTTCTATCTCTTTAAGAGAATTATCTGTTGAACCATCATTGATTACAATGATTTCAACACTATCATCGATTTGGCTGTATACAGATTGCAAGCATTCATAAATATAATCCTGGCAGTTGTAGCAAGGGATTATAACGCTTAACAAGAAAGGGGCAGTCATTGAGAAGATGTCCTTATTTTATACTGGATTTACTACGCATAAAGCCTCTTGCGAGGCTTATCGTTTTTCTCGTCCTATCACCTTATCAGCCGCCACACGGGACAGAAAGCCGGAGCGGCTACCGTACTCAGGGTGTGCAGCGACAAACTGGTCGATACGTCGGATCAGTAAAGAGGGAAGAGTAACATTGATTTTTTCAGCTTTCCCCATCAATCGCGTAACATCCACATCCACCAGCGCCCATACCACACCAGCATAGTCAGGATCGTCCAGCCAGTTTTCCACACTAGTGGCTTCAGGTACTGCTTCGCCATCTTCCACCAGTAATTCTATATGTGCGTCGATCGCTTCACGTACACTCTCGATTGCGTCCTGGTAGTTATCACCACCAGAAAAACAGCCGGGAATATCCGGTACGCGAACGCCGAAAGATGAATCGCCTTTATCAATAGCAATGGGATATAACATTAAAACCTCCAGTAGGTGGGGCTTAAAGCCCGCCTGTTTTTTGATGCTTTTCAGTGTTGGTAGCGGTATGTCCTTTTGTGGATGTTTCACCGTTACCAGCCTTTCTTCGTTGGGTGTTTGAACTGGTGGTGACTGCCTTTTACTCTCACCAGATACCACCCATCGGCTTCTATCATTGCTATTGCATTCCTGCTATCCATCCTCCGGCTCTCTGTATTGTCTTGATGGGGTTATAGTAACCCTTCGGTGAGGTGGTGTCAATATTTTTTGGGGTTATAGGGGTTATCATTTGTGAGTGTCGTAGACAGAAAGCAAGTCGCGATAATTTATGATGTGGCTGTATGCACGCTCTATAAAAAATTTCCAGCAGGAGAGCGGTAAATTGCCGCATCAGAGCGTATGCAAGACACTGGTGCGGCTGGCTGACGATCGTTCGATAGTGCGAATATAGAATGGTTGCCAGCCGCCGCGGATTGTATCTGCCCGGCATAACGGATCAATGTGTTTTATCTGAAACTGGTATTAATGCCACGTCTTTTTACTCAGGCTGGTGATAGCTGAAATGGCATGTGCTGAATCATCAAAAAGCCGGGTCAGTACAGGAACCCACTGCCTGTTTTTGTACTCAAGCACCAGATGTCCAGGCAGGTCTTTGCTGACGATGGCAAATGTCCTGAGTTCAGGTGTTGGAACAGGGAGATCAGTGCCCGGCGGGAAATATATTCTTACCCCGGCAATAATCATGTTGTCCATGCTCATCATTCGTTCACCAGCCACATATCAGACTCCTCGAACATCTCTTCCAGCATACGATTAAGTCGTTCCTTTTCAGTCTTTGTGCAGTCACTGTTTAATGCGTTAGCCTGCATCGGCTTAACCCTCACTTCGGCATCTGGAAAGATCCGGTGTACGCGCTTTGTCAGCTCGTTAAGAATGATGTTTCTTGCACCCGGTAGACCCTCTACATTGCGTTTGTCGTAAACGAGTTCCACAAACATAAAATTCCCCTTTTACTGATTGGATGTACAGTTAAATTTAAACTGTATAAATAAACAGTGTCAATGCTTAGGAAAGCAATTTTTGGGGCACCTTTGGGGCAAAAATGGTACGTTTGGGGCAGTTTTGGGGCAGAAAAGAACGTATAAAATTCGGTAAAGTTCATATAGTACCGAAATGAAATTTTTGTAACTCACTGAAAAATCATGTGCTCTTGGACGATCTTTAGTGATTTTAAAAAACATACAATCACATCTTTTCTATGATTGTATAACCGATTAACGTATTGTTATTTCTAAACTAAATTTGCTGCCAACCCCTTTTGGGGCACCTTTGGGGCAGTGGCTGCCAGCCTCTGATTCAGTATATCAACCTGTGACTGGTTATTGTCGGCCATCCATGCACCATATACTGTATAGACCATCTGAGCATTTGCATGTCCCATCTGTGCGGCAATAAAATTGGGATTGGCTCCAGCGGCGAGTGACCAGCAGGCATAAGTGTGTCGGGACTGATACGCTTTTCTGTATCGTAAACCGGCTCGTCTCATCGCTGATTCCCATATCCTGTTTAGTGACGTTGCAGCATAATGCGCTCCGGACTTTCCTGAACGTGTGGTAAGCTGAGGGTTGAATACGAAGGTACATGAATGTGCGCTTGTCCGGCCAAATTCGCGTAGCTTCACCTCAACTTTATGCTGTTTGCCCAGCCTTGTGAGTGATGTCTGGTTTTTTAATGCATCAATCGCAGGCTGTATCAGATGTATCACCCTGTCGGTTCCTGCCTGGGTTTTCGGCAGGGTGAACTCTTTAGCCTGAGTGTAGTTTCTCCTGACAACCAAAGTGCCCGCTTTGATATCGATGTCTTCCCACGCCAGCGCGCACAATTCTCCATGTCGCATGCCAGTGTAAACAGCCAGGGACCAGAGATTTTTGATCTGCTGGTGGTGGCAGGCGTCAATGAGTCGCGTAAATTCGTCCTGTGAAAGCGGATCTGGTTCAGCTTTTGCTCTCTTCAGTGTTGATATTCCACTGAACGGATTTTGTGAAATGTAGCCATTGCATGCTGCAAACTGGAACATTCCACAGACAATCCCATATAAGCATTTACTGTCGCCACACTACGTCCCTTCGGTGTCAATTCACGGTTTGGTCTCGCTACCTGATAACCTGTCATCAGTTCCCGTCTGAAAACGAGCAAGTCTTCCTGTGTTACAGCGGAAGCAAGAACCCGCCCTCCAAGCAAAGAAACACTCGTTTTTACGATCGACTCATAGCGGATCATCGTGTTTCTCGATATTTCCATTTCCTTAAGGCCGAGCCATTTGTCCGCCAGTTCAGCGATAGTGATGTCTTTATTCACCACGCCGAACTGCTTCAGATTTGGCGAATCAGGAAACCGTTCCGCATAGTTGAAGCTACCAGTCTTAATTAAAAAGCAGACAGAAGCCCGTAACTCACCTGCAATTTTGCGATTTTTAGGGGTGTCAGGCACCCCCAGATTTTCACGTACACGCTTCCCTTTATAGTGGAAGCAGATCCGGAGTTTACCTCCGTGGTTTTCAACGCCGGTTGGATAGGCCGGTTTAGCCATAAATCCTCCTGCGTCCAAGAGCTTCATCAGATTACATCCTCAAAGATTTAAGTCAAAGATCGACTGCTGGATTCGGCTGGCTTTTGATCCAACGGTTTATCTCAGGGATGCAGTACATGCACTCGCTCGTTGGCTTCGGGCTGCCGTCGGGCGCTATGTGCTTGTATTCTCGTCCGAGCATCCAGGATTCCTTGCGGGCCCGGAGAACCGTTCCGGGTTTTAGCCCGGTAACTGCTATCAGAACCTTTTCTGTAACCCACTCATTAGGGGTCAGAAGAATGACATCGCTCATACCCACCTCACACCACATTCAGGCCACGGCAGTGGCACCACGTTTCAAACATTCTTTTAACCACTTCACGGCAGTAAAACCCTTCTATATCCCTCGTAAGGTCGTAGCGGTTTCCGTACCGCTGGCGCACCCACACTTCGAAAGCTTTATGCATCGCTATTGCCCCCAGATAACCATTGCGGCCGCAGCAAGCGCCACACCAACAACCATAAAAGCATCAGGCCAGCTCATCTTTTACACCACGTTCCATTTTTTCCGTTGCCCGCATAACGCAGCGCGCAAAGGATGAGGGCGTTACAATCCGGCGAAGCTCGTCTACCAGATAATCGTTATGCTGCTGGTGCAACCGCATGTTGCGCTCTTTCTCCTGCTGCCGAAGAACGGCCAGACGCGCTGTGATAATGCGTCGCTTAGCTTTTACTGCGCGCAATGCTGCCTCTGCCTTTTTGCGCCATTCACTCCATTCGCTACCGGATCTGGATTGCTGTAGCTGACTTTCTATGCTGATTTGCGTAGCCTCTGCATTGACCAGTTGCTCCAGGCATTCGCTGACGCTATTCAGGTTGTCTGTGTCGATAAATGTTTTCTGCATCACTTCACCCTCACTTCGATCCCGGCGATGGCACAATAGCGCTCGATTGATTCCTTCACCCAGCGTTTATAGGTTTCTGGGTGGAATACTTCCGTCTTGCCGCTGCCGCTCCAGAATGCCTTCGAACTGGTATCAGGAAGGGTGATGGTCAACGTTTTGCCAGCAGCGTCATCCAACTGAAGCCTATCGAGAAGGTCAGCCAGATCATTACTGTTGATTGTTCCGCTTTTACGGCATAGTGACGCCAGCAGTCTGATCCGCCAGTCCTGTGTTGTTGATTCGCTCATTGTTTTATCGCCTCGCGATATAGCTCAAAGACCGTCGATTTCATTGGCATAATCACAAGAAGCGGATCACCGTAGAAACTGTTAACTGCGACGTTGAGCAGGATCTGACATGGTTTTTCGGGCCCGAAGAAATTTAATTTAACGGGCATCGAGCTAAATTCAGCGCCAAACATACGATAGGGCAGAGCCAGAAGCTCTGCTGAGAACGGCGGAAACTCATCACACGGTTCAACATCTGTCGGCAGCAGCTTACTCCAGGTCAGGAAAATTACCCCCAACCAGTTCAAGTTCGTTATGGCCGACAGGTCGCCTGCTGTCGTCCATGTGTGCGGCGATCCACTGGCTGTCAATTTGTTGGAATACAGTTCCTTCAGCCGGTAGCCGGTATTTCACCGTGGAGAATGAAAACTGCATCAATATCGGTCTTTGAACCATGTTCCATGGAAACGGCCGCAATACCATTAGTTGCCTGAATGTGGGTTGGGGTGATGTGAATACCCGTAGGTATTTGCGTTCTTCTTTCTCGCTGGCGACGCAGCACAGGGCTGCGCGGAGTAAATCGGTATAGGATAAACATTAATATTTCCCCTCAGTGCATAACTGGCATTTCTGGTATGCCGCTGGTTTAATCATTCCGATGTAGTCATCGTGAAGCATCTCAAGCCCCTCTCGCCCAAAGGGTGACATCCTGAATCCGTCTCCGGATCTGCAATCACCATGTTCTGGTACATGCGAAGAGCCATCTTTGAACCCTTCTCCACGCCGTATTCTCAATCGCGATACCTTCTACGTGGTTGGCGAGAGAAAAACGTAACGGCCCAGGGTAAACGCTGATTGCACCGTGCTTGCCGGAATAGATAACGGCTGTATCAACGCCGCCTTCGTCGTTTGGAACGTCGATCGTCCCGTTCTTCTCCCGCTCCTCAGCTATGAATACCGCGGCGAGCAGCCAGCGCCAGACAATGATTTGTTTATCGATGTTGAGTGTGATCCAGTTGCTTTCCACTGCTTCCATAATGCAGGCAAGCAGTTCCAGCCCTTCCGCAATGCTTTTGTCATAGTGACCGTTGTCGAGCTGGCGAATAGCTGCGGAATATCCAATCACGCGATTTCCAAACCGAATGCCGGTTGACGTAGGTTCGGGATTAAATGTTGTGCGATCCATTGCGTACCTCTGCTGGTTTGCTGGACTGAAGTTCTTCGCGCTCTTTCACAAAGCGGACATGCATGGCGTCCCACTTTGCGCACCACTTCTGCATTTCGCGCTTACGGGCAAGGATACGGCGCAGGCGATGCTCACAGCGCTGGTGGGCTATGAAATATTCACGAGTAACGGCGCCACGCTGACATACTTCGCCGTGTACCGGATGGCATACCTTCACGTCCGGATGGCGGCACTTAAAACCTGATGTTTCGAAAGCTCTGGTAGTCATGAAGAACGCCAGGTAACGGATCGCCGTGTCGCGGCTGAAGCATTTCTTAATGCGACCGTGGCGCTCCGCGACGAACAACGGGCCAACTGGTGTGTCGTGTTTCTGTAATGCCTGGTCTATTGCGCTGGCGGTTCTGTTGTCGATCATCGTTTTATTTCCCCTGAATATTTTTCATGACTCATCACTTCCCAGTTGCGGCCGTCGTCTTTCGATAGCATCCGCCAACGTGGGTTAACCTTCAGACTGAGATATCCGGTACGCCGAAGACGTCGCGCATAGATTCGCTTTCGTCGGTATCGCAGCAGGATCTGCATTGCCTGCTGGTGAACGCGCTCAGGAATCCTGATTGCTGTTAGTGCCACTGGCGCAAACTCCATTACGTCTTCAGATGGAGTGACAACCCAGCCAGCCTGGCGGGCCATTTCGATAAATCCGGTCAGCGTCAAAAGATGTTCGTTATCAGCAAGGCGTCGAACTGTAACCAGACCGTTACGCACATAAACCAGCACTCGCCCGGAGAAATCCGGCGAAACATGCAGATCAGCCGTCAGCGACCGAGAATGGGTAGGAGCGCTATTGCGTAAAAATGTATTCTGACTAATCATCAGTTAACTCCTCCGCTTTTAATGATTGTTCCGCCAGCGTTTGCAATAACAGCATTCATAAAATCCACACCATCGGGTGTTAATTTATTAATACCCACGCATGCTGAATAATGTTCAGAAATTAAGTCCTCTGCCTGCTCATGTTTATGCATGTCATAAATCATCGCTTCGAAAAGTTTTATCAGCGCTTTCGTCAAAATATCTTCGTCAAGTTCAACTGGTAATTTTGAACCATCTTCCAGCTTAACTATCTGGAAATAACTTCCGGTTCTCCGCATCATTGAATCGAGTTTTGCCCGGACAAGATGACGGCGGCGAGTTTCAATCAGGCTTGTTTTCATTGTTACCGCCCATATGCTTTGCGCAGAAAAAGGTTTGCAATATGCAGGTAGCCATTGCCATAGCGGGCAAGTAATGTTGCTGTTTTATGTGCTGCTTTATCTTTCAGAAATTTCATTATTGCCCCCCTTTGGATGTATTCTCCATTGTCATTTTGGTCATGAAACAAAGCTCATT